CGAAAAATATGATTTTTATAGAATATATAAAAAATAAATTATCCAAACGTTTTAACAAACTTAATAACGGCAGCAGATTAACGGTTGAATTAAAGGATACTGATGTGTGGTACAGCTTATTTCCGCAATATTCTGATGATGTAAAAGAATATTACCGTTCTATTGCCTATGCATGTATAAACACACGCGCCGAGAAGGTTATAGGTGCGGAAGTTAATCTATACAAACATCTGCCCGGCAGGGATATAGAAGAAATTACCGACCATCCGTTTATAAATCTGATTAATAATTCTAACAATTCACATTACAGCAGGGGGTCATCATTCAGGGAAATAAATTATTGGCTCAGCGTTAGCCTTGACCTTTATGGTAATGCTTACGTGTACTACCCACGCAATAAGTTTCGTATGCCTCAGGCATTGTATTTTCTCCCTTCAAAATTTGTTACAGCGGAATATAATGCAGATTTTACTGCTATTAAAAATTACGTCTATCGTGCAGGTAACAGGCAAATCACGTATTCACCGGATGAGATAATTCATTTCAGGCTGCCCGATCCCGATAATCTTTTCAGAGGCAAAGCAACTGCATCTGCCTGCAGGTTTGCACTGGATATCGATTATTACCAATCAGTTTACCAGAAGAATTTTTATCTCAACGATGCCTCTATAGGTATGATATTCGAAACTGAGCGGAATTTAGACAGCGAGTCATATAAAAGATTAAAGGAACAAATACGTGAAAAATATACGGGACCTAAAAAAGCAGGTTCGCATATAATTCTTGAGGGGGGATTGAAATCTTCACGCTCGCAGGCAACAGCTAAAGAACAGGATTACGTGGAATCAAGAAAAGCTGTACGTGATGAAATCTGCGGAATTTTCCGTGTTCCTAAGTCGATTTTGGGCTTCACCGATGATGTTAACCGTGCAAATGCTGAAGCATCGGTTCGGACATTTTTACGCAATACGATAATACCGTTCAGTTTTTTCATACAGGATAAGTGGGACAGGTTTGTTAAGATTAATTACGATGAACGTCTTATGGTCAGGTTCGATTATGACCTTTCCGAAGAACGCGATCTGCAGCTCAAGGCTTATGAGATATTTTTGCAAAACGGAGTATTAACACCCGATGAAGTAAGAGAACGCGAAGGATGGAATAAAAAAGTTAAAAGTTAAAAAGTTAAAAGTAAAAAGAATGTAGGGATTTGATTCATCAAATCCTGATTTAAAAAATCAATTAATACAATAAAATACAACATGAATCAGGCACAATTAAATTTTAATAATCATCCTACATTATCATTCGATACATATCTTGGCTTTAATGAAAATAAAAGGATATTAACACATTACATATCTACCGAAACAGTAAACCGATACGGTTACATTCTGAAAAATGAAGGCATTGACGATACCAATTACCGCAAAAATCCGGTCGTTTTATATGAGCATTATCTTGGCGGATTGTTCTCTATGCCGCCGCCAAGTGAGATTGTAATAGGTATTAATCTGAAGCTGTCTCACGATTTATACGGAATTATAGCCGAAACAAAATTTGCCGATACCGAACTGGGTACCGATATAATGAACTTTTACAAAGATAAGCTGCTCAATGCATGGAGTGTGAGATGGAAAGGCATTGGTGAAAATTATATTGAATATGTTAACGATGTGCCTGTTGTGCAGAATTGGGAACTGCTTGAATATTCGGCTGTAGTTATTCCCGGTAACCCCGATGCTGTTACACAGATGTTAAAATACAGTAAAGACGAAGGATTGAAAAAAATATTAAATGGCGAAATGATAATAGTTGAGCTTCGTGATGAAATCTCAAGGGCTAACAATAAAATAAGCAGCTTAATTGATGATTTCGATAATTCAAGGCATGACGATGGAGAAAGTATCGGTAAGAAGTTAAACAACCTTAAAAACGAATTGAAGTCTCAGATAGGCGACGTAAAAAAATGGGCTGCTGAAATGTTTATGGAGCTTGCACTTTCACAGCAAAGCTTACCAGGCAATCTGCATAAGGAACTCTTAAGCAGGATGCCCGAAATAGTTGAAGGTGCTATCCGAAAATATATCGGCAAAGTCGATTGATATTACAAAAAACGTGAAGCATATAACGTAATACTTAAAGTATAATTAAATAATTTGAAAAATATTCAATTTGATAAATTTTTAAATCAATCATGAAAGAAAAACTTTTATTAGAATTACAAAGACAGGGTAAAATACCTCAGGGTTTAACTGCTGATGATTTCACAGAAAACCAGCTGCTAAAGCTTTCTCTAAGTCCTTCAACCGGTAATAATCCGGGACAGCTTACAATGCAAGATTTCCGTGCTATGGTTAACGAGGTTGTAGATGCGAAACTGAGAGAAACAACCGATGCTATAGACCGCAAATATTTTAAGCTGCCCAGTGCCGAGCTAACCAATGATGAAATGAAGGGGCTATCCCAAACCCGTATTAAGAACCTGAAATTTAAGAAGTTCCTGAGCTCTATTTTCAACAAAACACGCTTCGGGCTCGATGGCGGTTTCCTTGCCATCAACCAGGAAGGCGGTGACGGGACAACGGGCGGTTATCTTGTTCCGGTTGAGTTCGTTGCTGAAGTATCCAGATTACTTACACAATATGGTGTGTTCAGACGTAATGCAAATATAATCACGCTCGATTCAAAAACGGCATCTAAACCCAAGCTGAACGCACTGCCAACAGGCCAGTTTGTTGATGAGCTTGCTGCCAAGCCTCAGTCAAACCCAACGTTTGAGCAGATAACTTTCACAAGGCATGACTATGCTTTCATAACCGGTCTTTCGAAACAGCTTTACCAGGATGCTGCAGTTGACCTGGTAGGATTGCTTGCCGAGCTGGCTGCAAACGACTTTGCAAAGGTCGAGGATGTTCAGGGATTTACCGGTTCGGGTACTCCCATTACCGGTTTGGCAAATGTATCAGGGACGGTTCCCGTTGAGCTTGCCACAACAAATCCGAACTCTGTAACATATACCGACCTGCTTGCAATGCTAACAGCAACACCTTACAGCGAAGGTGCTAAGTGGTATTTCCACCGCAGTGTGTTCGGAACGTTCTTAAGCATAAAGGATGACAGCAACTATCCTATCTTTACGCCGAGCGACCAGATTATGATACAATCTACAAAGACATTTATGGGCTATCCGTATGAGCTTACAAGTGTAATGCCGGATAACACTGCAGGTGCAGAAAAGGCAATTGCATATTTCGGTAACCTGAAACTGGCTGCATCGCTTGCACAGCGTGAGGGTATGAATATTATGTTCAGCGACGTTGCAACCGTAGGAGGTAACTCGGCTTTCGAAAAGAATCTGCTCTTCTACCGCTTCGAGCAATCGTTCGATATACAGATAGAACAGCCCGGTGCAATTGCAAAGATGATAACAGCGGAACAGTAAACAATTAACTATTAATAATGCAGGGAACGCATCCGTGAAAAAAATTATAACGACACTCTATGTATATAGATAATGTTTCTTGAATATTTTCTAACTATTTGCAGGATGCGTTCTTTTACCATGCTTTATTTGTTTTGACCGTCCATTAAATATTTATTAGCCCCTGACTTTAGTCAGGGGTTGATGAAATAAAATACAATAAACCGTTTTAACGGTTTAATAAGTGTAATTAAATATGAATGAATAAAATAACATTTCTATGCTTACGCTCAATAAGTTAAAACAATTTCTAAACATACCGGAATCAAAGACAGAAAAAGATGAAATTCTCTTAACATGCATCAGCAATGCTGTTGATGAGGCAAACAATATTACGAACCGGATACTTAATTTTGCCGGGCATATAGAGATAAAAGATGGTTATGCCAATGATATAATGTACCTTGAAAATTACCCGGTAGAAAAGATCGAAGAACTGCAGGAACTGGTAAATGGTGGGTGGACCGATATACTTAGTATAATAGATGATACAACACTTTTTATAAACAGCGATGAAGGTTATATACGCCTGCTTGGGGGAGTAGTTTTTACAGAGGGCAAACAAAACATACGGGTTAAATACAATGCAGGATTTGTATCGGGTGATGACTGGATACCCCAGCATATATACAATGCCGATGATTATGCAGTTTATAACGGAAAGCTGTTTAAATGCAAAACATCACATACCTCCGGAGAAGAGTTTGAGATAATTTACTGGGAGCTTGCAACTGAAATACAGTGCCCCAAAGCTCTTGAAAAAGCAATAACTTATCTTGCTGCTGACCAATACCTGAAAAGTCTTGCAGGCGAATCAAGGTTTAACATTAGTGCAGAAACAATTAGCGGTTCATCTTCCGAAGCACGCAGTTATAAAGACATTGATATTTCTAAAATTCTGAACAGTTACAGAAACATTAACATTTAATCTTCAGCTAATTTTAATGAAATCAGAAATAGAAAATATTTATTCTGCTTTTGTATATGAACTTTCAAAGATTACAAAAGAAAACGGATATGAACATGATATCGGTCCGAATATATACAAAAAGAATATTGACCCGTCTGATTACCCCGCCATGGTTGTGACGCTTGATTCTGAAAACACAGCAGAACGTAATGAAGATGACACTGTATTTACCCGTGAAGTAATTTTAAAGCTTACGGTTCATTTCATCACAGCATCTGATATTTCAGCCGAAGGGCTGATTACCTCGGAACAAATGAAATGGCTGTGGGACATTAAAAGATTTGTAAACGGGCATAACAGCGTGAAACATTTTTTCAATATCTATTTGCTCAGCT